TGAAGTCGTCCTCCTGCAAGGCACTACGCTGAAGGATCCTGGATTCCGTGCAACTGTCACACAATACATCAACGGACTTGATATCACTGATAGCAACGATCCTAACTATCAGATCCACCGACTCTGGATCGGTAATTTGATTGACGTAGGCACTGGCGAACCTATCTCTGCTGTTACCCAACCTGCTAACAACATTGGTAAACTTGACCTTGGATCTAACTTCCCAAGCATCTATGCCAACGTTACATCCTACACTGATACTGGATATACATCCTACGGGCGCGTAGCTGCTATCGAGCAGCAAGGCATCACTGCAACTATCTGGTTGGAAAATGCAGTTGGTGATTTCGTTGACAACATGTCAATCATTTCCGACTACGGTTGGGGTGGTGCGGTTTCTAAGGCACGCACGCTTGAGGGTCGTGTTGATCGTTACTTCCGTGGTTTCGACGGTAGTCAGACACAGTTTGACCTCACGATTAGCAACGGTGAAGCATACTTCCCAGATCCTGCTGGTCACATGCTCATCTTCGTCAATGGCATCCTGCAACCTCCTGGCGGTAACAACTCTTATGTTGCATTCTCCGACAAGATCAACTTCTCTGAGCCACCTGAAATTGGATCTGAATTCGTTGGTTACTACGTTGGTAAACTCCGTCAGATGGACGATATCAGCTTCGAGTTTGACTCCTTGCGCTCGTCCTTCAACCTCAGACGTGAAGGTCTCTTCTACTCACTGACTCTGACTGAGGGTGTTTCTTCTAACGTGATTCGCCCAGAAAACAACATCATTGTTTCACTCAACGGTATCATTCAGGAGCCTGGCGTCGCATACGAGATCGTCGGATCTAGAATTATCTTCGCTGAAGTGCCTCGCGCAGGATCAACCTTCGTTGGATTCTCCTACATTGGATCTGACACAGACGTGATCGCTGCAACCGTTGTGCCTCCTGTGGAAGCAGGTGACAAACTTGAGATTGACGGTGAGGAATTTGCTCGTGACGTTGCTCTGATTGAATCTTCCAACTCCTTGATCACCTTTGAATACACAGGATCTGTCAAGGGTCGTAACGCTGCTGCACTGGCAACTATCCGCTCTGGGCAGTTGACAACTGCAACTCTCACCAATCCTGGCGATGGTTATACCTCACGCCCCAACGTGGATGTGATCTCCTCCTCTGGTTTTGATGGTCGCATTAAGGCACTCATGGGTATTACACGCATTGACGTGAAGAATCCTGGCGTTTCCTACCAGCAACCAATCGTCCAGATTGATAACACTGTCCCTGACGACTTTGTTAATCCTGAGGGCACGCCTGTTAACGGTGGTAGAGATATCTACAACGCTGATGAGACAGGTGGTGAGGGTGGTGTTACCATCGATCCTGGCACGATTGCAATCACTCAAGATCCTGTCAACGTTACCGTTAACCAGGGTCAGACTGCATCCTTCACGGTTACTGCTACTGTCACCAACAGTCAGCAACTCAACTACCAGTGGCAGAAGAAGGAATACGGCACTCAAACCTGGAGTAACATCATTGGCGCTAACCAAGCAACCTACAATACCAACAATGCCGCTCAGGCAGACGATGGTGATGAATACAGAGTTGCAATTACTGCTGCAGGTGCTACACCTGTCTACTCACTGTCTGCTATCCTCACGGTCCAGACTGGTGCTACGGTAATTTCTAACTTCAGTCCAGTACAAATCTTCGACGACATCTAAATAAAAGTAAAACCATGGGGGCAACTGCAAGTTTTAACGATGCCACTGACATACTTACAGTAGCGGCGGACGGTCTCCCCGCTCCTGTAGGTTATGGCACGTTTCCTAATGCCAATAACCCAAACACGGTAGCAGAGCAAGATTTCGATCATGCCTTTACTTACCGTGGTGGGTCCTTTGGTATTAGTCGTACGTTTGATTCTGCTACTTGGAATCAAGATGGATTTATTAGATCTATCAGTATATCTTTGAATGACAATGGGTTGTTTGGAGATGAGATCCAGGTAGGTGACAGACTAATGTTTACCTTCAGTGATGGTATTAAGAGAGTATTCCTTTATAAGGGCACTACCTTTACATCTATTGAAGATGAATGTTGGTTGGCAACGTCTGACAGACTTGACCTCATCATGAGAGACCAAGAGTCTCTTACAACAGGCACTTATGAGTACTATGATCAACGAAATGGGAGAGGTGCAACTCCGCTTGGCACTATTGGCATTGCCGCTAATGGCGTTGCTTTGTTTAACCCTTCTGCGGGTAATGGCGGTAACCCGCCAGTAGGATTCAGTTGGAATGCCCATTACCCACAATCCCCCGTGGACTTTGGTGATGATGATTGTGGTGGGCATCCTGAGCAGAATGGACAGTATCACTATCATGACACGCACTTTCTAGATTGTTGGCGTGCTGGATCAGCGATGGCAGGATACAATGATTATTATGGAAGCACACAATATAATGGTGACAACCTGAGACATCCTGACGGTCATTCTAAGATCGTTGGTATTGCGTTTGATGGATTCCCCATCTATGGACCTTATGCTTACGATTCACCTTGGGATAATCTGAGTGGTCCTAGAATTATGTCATCTTCCTATGCAACTAAATCAGTTGAGGCAGATGGGAGACCTGACTATGGTAATACTATCCAAAACCCTCCTGCAGGGGCACTGGTCGAAGACTGGGAGTATGTGGAGGCAACTGGTGACCTTGACTACCATAATGGTAGATTTTGTATCACACCAGAATTTCAGAATGGCACATATGCATATTTCTTATCTGTAGATCCAGAAGATATTGATGCTCCTGAGTTTCCATACATGATTGGAAAGTCTACTAGAGAGACTATCAATACAAACTTTACATTACAACCACCAACAACTCCTGGTGGTGGCGGTGGCGGTGGCACACCACCCGCTCCACCAACTCTGGTGTTTACAGCACAACCTCAGAATGCAACAACAAATCCTGGCGAGACGGCAACGTTTACTGTGCAGGCAGAGATTACTCCAGAAAACGGACCTATTGCATATCAGTGGTATCGATCCACAGATGGTGGTTTCGCATTTGCTGCTATCACAGGCGCAACCACAAACTCTTACACTCTCAGCACCCTGGGATACATGACGGGATACAGATTCCGTTGTCGTATCGTTGGTCCTCTGGGATCTTCGACATTAGCAGAAAACTCACCTCTCGATTCTAATGCAGCAGTATTGACTGTTACTGGATCTGGTGGTAGTGGATCTACTGCTAATAGATTCGACAGCACGCAGAGCACACTTGACTCTACGGCACAAACCTTCGATGGCACCTAAATAACACTGTAGAAATCTACCAACCATGGCAAAGCAGAATCTTAGTATTGGAGCGTCAGCAAACGACGGGACAGGTGATAGTCTCAGAGATGGTGCTATCAAACTGAATAGCGTTATTGACGAAATCTATACCGCTCTTGGTAATGACACCAACCTGTTGGTGAATGTCGGCACTCCTGCCGCAGGGCAAGTGTTGAAATGGAATGGATCTCAATTTGCTGAGGGACATTTTGATGCACTGAGTGCAAACCTAAACGTCAAGACGTTTAACATCGTCTCTGAAAGTAATGGAGATATCAACATCCAACCTGATGGTAGTGGTGATATTAAATTCTGGCGTGGTGGTGCTGGTAGCGCATTGGCATACGTTGACGGTGCTGATGGATACTTTAAGTGGTCTGCTCCATATGCAACCTTAGGAGATTTGCCTGACGTAGCAACTCATCACGGTATGTTTGCTCATGTCCACGCTGAGGGACATGGTTACATGGCACATGGATCTTGGATTCAGTTGATTGATTCCACATCCTCTATTGGTGAGTTAACTGACGTTGACATGACAGTCGGCGGTGGTCCTTCTGATGGTCAGGTCCTTAAATGGTCTGCTGCTAATAGCAACTGGTATCCAGACAATGATAATGCTGGTGAAGGTGGCGGTGGCGGCACTACACAAAATCTATTTGAAGGTATCAATGCTGATTCGGGGTCTACTACTGCGAGTGCTCCTACTGACGTGCTTACTATTGCTGGTGGCACTAACATCTCCACATCTATTGCTGGAGATACCTTAACAATCAACATGACGGGGACGTTGGGTGATGAAGATCAAAACCTCTTCTCTGTTATCGGGTCTGACTCGGGCTCGAAAACGGCTAATTCTACTACTACTACTATTAACTTTATCGGTGGCACTGGGATCACCACTGCTGTTTCTGGTGATAATCTAACGATCACAAACAGCGCACCAAACACACCTCAGTTTATTATTCAAAGTGTTAGTGGTGACAGTGGATCTTCTACCTCTGCTGATGTTGAAGGAGGAATCACGGTCGCTGGTGGTAATGGTATTACTACATCCGTTGCTGGTAGCACAGTTTCTATTGTTGCTGAGCTGTATCT